ATAAAGAGTACGATGTTACTCGTACTTGAAACTAAACGGGACCTGGAACAAGGCCCCGTTATCAGTACCCTGAAGGCAGAGGAACAAACTATTGCTTGGTGTTACCAGGCTTCTTAGTAGTTTTGTTCTTCTGCTTTCGTGTGTTTTCAACACGTGTTGGTTTCTGTTTAGAAACCTTGGTTCTTGGAGCATTCTTCTTTTTAACAGCAGATGAATCCTTTTTCGGCTTTACCTCCCTAACTGGAGATGAGCTTTTAGGTTTCACCGTTTTGTTTCTAGAAGAATTACTAGCTGCACTTTGGACTGGTTTGTCTTTAGCACGCCCCGTTATCTTGGGCGGTGCAACAGGTACGTCTGCTGGCACGACATCTCCATCCACAACCACTTCAACATCTTGTCTCTTTGGAGACGTTGGTTCCATGCAAAGTGGTGGTGTTAGGATGTCGTGTAGACTCTTGACTGAAGTAATCCATTCGGTGTACATTCCGAATGAAAAGTCAGGCAGGTCTTGCAGAACCCGAGAGTGCATCCAACCAGTATCCTCGTTAGGATATTGGTCATCAGGGTTCATCAGTGAATTCCATTTCCAAATGGATTTGGTACAATGATTTAACTGTGATGCACTTGGGTCAATCTCCATGACTTTTGAAACAAGAGGACCAATAATAGGTGTATTCTTGTCAGAAAGAAAATAAGCTCGCGCTTTTTCTTTCAGCTTGTCCACTGGTAATACTCCTGGATTCAACCTTACAGTGGTATGAAACTTAGAAATATTCCGGTGAACGTCGCACATGGAGTTAACGTCTCCGAACCAAACATTGGGACCGTAGTTTCGTGATAGAAAAGTGACGCCTTCATCGCCTCTTTGGCAAACATTGATATCAAGTTTACAACCAAGTGCCGAGGCAACATTTTCGTAAACGCTTGAATCAATATTTGCTGTTACTCCATCATCACCACCATAAATGCCCAATGCTTCCCAAGCCTCGTTTGGGCTGTAAAAAGGACCATTCCTGTTGCCATCTTCGTCAAAATGGCGTGTTCCACGGAATGTCCGATAGCTTACATAAGCATTGTCTATGGTATTATTTGATGATGTCGGTGGTGCCCCTGATACTTGGGCAGGTCCCGGTTTCACTCTATTCACTGAGGGTATTGATTGTTTTCCTTTACCACGTATATTGTACATGGCGCCGGTAAGATCAATAATCTCTTCAAGGTGTTCATTGTCAAGCGGGGAGCAAAAACCACGCGTCATCAACTTCCTCTCCAGATACCTAAAATGGTATGACTTGTTGCCATCCCACCGGTTATAATCTGAATTGGTTATTGATTCAGCTGTCTCACAGATTTCAGCAACTCTAAATGCAATCTCCCTTGGTGTTTTACCAAAAGCATACCATTTAAAGTGCTCCTTGTTCTCCTTCAAGTAATCTGAGAGAGCATAGGTGAATCGACTCAAATCACGTTTGTCACAGCCATTAATAGTTCCGATGGGTCGCGGGTCCTTCACATTGCCATATGCTTCTTTCTTAATGAAGTATTTGACAATGCGATGGGCCGTTTCCCACATTGATCGGGCTAAAATGGCTCTCTGGGCTGGTCGTGGCTGTCTCTCTAAGACAGTATCCAAGCCGGTAGGTGTGAGCAAACCAGGTTCCGGAAAAATTAACTCACAGAATTCATCCATAACACGATTATCAAATTGTGTTGGCTGAACTTCTTTATGAACATTGAG